CCTACTCGACTCTCTACACCATTAGGTGATAGTATGATACGCGCATTGCTCCGCTTGGAGCTCGATAGATAGAGCGCGCGGGCCAGGAATGCTACGATTACTAGTATTGCTACACTATGTGTGATGACCAGCACTGCCATCATGAACATGAACAGTGATAGATACGCTACGTGACGCGCATCTAATTCTATAGGCTTCATATAGCTCTCCGGCGTATGTAGTTAATGGATGGGTACACCCAGTGCCGCCGATTAGGCCGCAGTCGATGTCCCTAGTGCCCCACTAAGGATTAGTGAGGCACTTATGTTATAGTTGTAATAGCCCTTTTTATTAGCCCACATTTATCAAATGTGGGATTAGCGAGATATAATTTTAGGGGCATAATTACAAGCTATTTCTCACAAAATTGAAGATAATAGAATATGTCGTCATATTCCTCATTCATTTTACGAACCCAAGCTTCAAGAATAGCTATTTCGCTATAATCAAACCACTCTCCGTGTCCATATAATTCTTTTTCACGATCTATATGTTCTGCTAGTTTAAGTTTAGAATGACGCCACGCTATTCTAACTCTTTGTGTTTTTCTTGACTCTTCTAATAAATCATCACGACCCATTAGCATTTTTTCATTTACCATTGTTTTATTCCTATTAATGATTGTTTGCTGATAACTGATAGCTGATAACCAATAAATTAAGAATCACGATCAAATAATTCTACAGGGGGCACTAGGAGCCCCATTGGCTTATGTAGCTGACGACTATTAGTATGGGGAAGGGTAGCATCTTATCTATCCCTGATAACTCCTCTACCATATACATCAGTCCTATACATACAGCCCCCGCTAGGAATACAATACTAACGTGAGCCGATGCCATCAACATGACCAGCGCGGCCGCCGTTACACCTAGATTGATAAGGCGAGTGGGGCCGGCGTGTAACCAGCGTTGCCACATAGGACTCCTTATCATCCAGATGGTCAGCCAATAGGCTGATAAGAATAGGGGCATCAGTAACACTACTACGCCGACGAAGGCGGGCCAATTCAACTGATCTACATCCGTTATGGCTAGATAGGAGCTCATGGCATCTCGCCCGCTACTATTACCTAACATGACTAGTCCCAATGATATGCCCCGCACTACCGCTTCGAGATAGGATTCAGTCTTACCATCAGGGGCGGCTGCGGCTACAGGTAACCCAATAGCCAGGAATGGTCCTAGTGATATAGCGATGCCCAGCGCATTGCTGGTCTCACAGTCCTCAGTCTTACGTCTAGCGGGGCGTATTAGGCTGGCCATAACGTAGCCCCCCATACCCAGGACGGTAGTAGCGTGGGGCTGACTATGCAGGAACCATAGGAAGATAGCCGTTATCACGGCTAGACCTACCATCTCGGCGCGGCCCCAACACTGCACCAATATGAAGATGACCATCATTAATGGCGTTATCCACATATGAGATACACCGAGGTATTGGTCCATGACTACTATGCCTAGACTGGCTACTATGCCACCAATTAGGCTGGTGATGCGTATTAACAGCGAAGCCGATGCGTCGTACCCGCTAGTGGCGGTAACTACCCTCATACCAGTGAAGGCTGGGTTACTCATGCGGGCCTCACTGGTTATAGTGCCAATTATCACTATAGCTAATACGCCCATCGCGTTATCGCCGCTAATAAGCGGCATAAGGGCCATTAGCAGTATCTCAATACTCAGATATGGTATCAGAGATACTATGAGGGCCATCAACCCTAATACGATTGTCATACGACTTACCCTAAGGTAATGTTTTAAATGTAACGTTAATTAACGTGCCGTTACTAACGTTACCCGTTACTTGTATAAACCTACCGCTGCGTACTCCCCTAGCCAGGATAAGTACGCTGCATCTGCTAGTACCCGCATCCTCGTATAGAAGGGCATAGGCATGATTGGGTAGGAGAGGGTTAGAGTATGTAGTGCTCTTAGCCCAGGCCCTCTTAATTGTCACGTAGGCACCATTATGGCGCCTTATATCGCATAGCTCTACTGGTATAGGCGGGGGCCTCTTCCCTAGTATAAAGGCGAGTATTGTATCTAGCACGTTTTATGGCCTCATTAAACTTGTCCTCGTTAACAAAGGTCATATTATGAACTATGGCCTCGTCCCATTCGATAATGGCGTATACGACACCGCCGTGCCGTAACGCATTATCGATGGCCCGCACGTCGAGCGCATCTACTTTTAGGCTGAGGTTAGTTATAGCATAGTAACCAGAACCAGGCTCGGTCTCCCGTAAGGGCTCCTCTATTCTGAGGAAACGCTTTTTGAGCCTAGGGTTGCTATCACTATCATAGTCTAGATAAGTACGGTTATAGGTGCCCTTAAACTCACCATTCACCACTCTCCCTTGTATAGTTAACCACTCGCCTATCTCAGGCGGGGGCCCATCTAAGGGTATATATACATAACAGCCTCTCATATTAGAGGCAAGTAGGGGATCGATGGATGTGATTACCTTAACTCTATCTACTACCTTGTCATTATTAGCGCTACATATGGAAGGCGAGGCCTTCGATAGGTTAGATCCTACGCCAGCGAATGCAGCTACGCCGAGTGCCATTATTGCACATATTATTAAGGCACTTAAGGGTTTTCTTCCCATCTGCTGCACTCCTTAACAGAATATACTTCTTTATCCCGTACCCAAGAAGGTACCTTCTCCAATTCGGACCGAACTACTGGAGTTCCCCAATAGTAATGCCCGTCAGAGAATTGACCCATACATGGGTCTTGGCCATTACGACGGGCGCATGATAGGCAGAGGCTCATTTTTTACTCCCTAATTACTTCTTTAATTGGTTAAAAACAGCAATTTCTTCTTTGATACTTTCCTCTGTTCTTTGTGCAAGAACTTCTATTGCTTGAGGCAATAACTCAGTAATACACTTACAGGCCTTGTCATATCTTTTAACACAAATCCAGTGACCATAGTAACAGTTTTCAGGGTCTGTTACATATTTGACTGCAAAAAATAACCACTGGCAATTAGTGTAATTTATTTCTGCAACGAAACCGTACGAGAAATTATAGAAATCACATTCTTCTTCAGAGGCATTAAATACCTCTAAGACCCGATTCTGAAACTCTTCATATGACAGCAATTGTTTCTCTGCTAATGCTTTACTCTGAAGCTCTTCAAATGACAACATGACATAACCTCTATTATTTGATTGCTGATAACAAAGTTTTCATTTTGCTTTCCTAAAGGTAATATACCATCCGCAGCCCGCCGCTAATATCGCACCAATAACCGCACCGTAAACTCCCGCAATCGATCCACCTAGTGCTGCACCTCCCACCGTTACCACCATCAGGTGATCAGCTTTATCCCAAAATCGAGGGGAATCAGCACCTTCGCGATCAAGGTCGACGCAGACTACCCGAAAACCGTTAAGGAAGTAGCGGTTGTCGCGGCGGATGAGGTTGATGCGAAACGCGGAACGGCAGAAAGTAGGATTGTTGCCCCAGGAACCGCCCCGCATGACAGAATATGTGCCGAATCTGCTCTTTCCATCAATATTTTCCTCTTGATTATTATCAAGCCAAACACTACCGTCACTAGGCGCACCGTCATAGTTATCATGCCAAGTATCAGCACACCATTCCCAGACATTGCCGTGCATATCGTACAGTCCGAAGGCATTGGGTGTAAATTGTCCCACGGGAGTTGTTTCGCTGGCGTCATAGTTAGCCAATTCCCCCGTAATGGTTTCCCCAAAGTAGAATGGGGTAGTAGTTCCAGCACGACAAGCGTATTCCCATTCCGCTTCACTCGGTAGTCGGTATTCCCTTCCCGTCAGTATCGATAATCTCGCACAAAATTCAACGGCATCGTACCAGTTGACTTGTTCTACGGGGCGGCGATCACTATCGGGACGGTCTTTAAAATAGGCTGGGTTGAGATCAAGGTCTCTTTCAACTTTTAAATCTGTGCGAGAGGCAACCTCTTTCCACTGAGCCTGAGTGATGGGGTATTTACCCATGAAAAAGGGTGGGACACTTACTTGATGTTGAGGGTGTTCATCATCAAAACTATATTTCTCATTTGGCGATGAACCCATCAGGAAAGTTCCCCCTGGGATAGCAACCATTTCTAAGGTTATGTCGTTGCCCAAATCTTCCCCGAAGGGTTGTTCTTTAAACTGTCTTCTATTCTGTTCGACGCCCTGTCTAGATATTATTGTGTGTGGTGTAGCGTTCATTTCCTTCTCTCTGTAGTAGAACGGTTTATACGCCTCTCTACCAGTAGAGAGGCGTATATCAGCCGACCTCCGATAAGGTCAGCTGATTCTTATTCCATAGGATTGGTGCTTGCGGCAGGGGTCGTCGCCGCCCACTCTGCATCGTTATTTGCAGCAGCGGCAGCAGCTTGTGCAGCTTGTAGCTGAGCAGTGCGCTCTACTTGCCGGCGCTTCTGCCGATCATTATTCTGAGACCGCGCCTTTGAGAACCAGTTATCCATCTCATTCTTTGAATCAAAGCCTCGACCGCTAATGGAAGTATGATTGACCTCCATGCCTACCAAGGCCATAGCGTAAAAGACAATGCTATTGACTTCCTCACCCTTTACGGTGAGTTCGGATAAGATGGGCTCCCCGACCTCGAAGAGAACGGATAAGCCCGCTCCTACCATGCCTTCAGCGCCATCAGAGATAATCTCAAATTGGTCCGGTGTTACCCGGACTTCAACTGTCATATCAACAAGCTGGTCGTTAGCAATTGGGAAACCCTGGCGGGTAATATTGTTAGTCCGCGCGACTGTGCCTACTAACCGTACGCTCCCATCGGAGCATGGTTTGTTCCAAAAGCGTTCTGGAAGGAACTTAGTTGTAAACGCTATTGAGAAAAGCAGTTGCGCTTTGGATTCCTGTGGTTTAGGTTCTGCTACCGCTGCTTTGAATGCTTCTATAGGGGATAGAGTAGTAGTGGTTTTGGCGGTGGTTCCTGCGGTGGTTTTGGCGGTGCGTTGTGTTCTCATGGCTAGCTAATAGGTAATAATGAGTAATTAGAGGTTATATCCCTCCGTTGGGGAGTGGTATCGGCTACTTTCGCAGCTCGAGTACCATAAGCCCTCCCCAACGGAGTGGCTAGAGCAGCTAGTGCAGCTATAGTAGTTATCACGACTAGTGCGACACAAGCCCCTCTGTTGGGGAGTGGCACTGGCTACTTTCGCAGCTCGAGCCCTGTAGGCTCTCCGCTGGGGAGCAGCTCGAGTACCATAAGCTCCTCCGTTGGGGAGTGGCTAGTATAGCTATGGTAGCTATCGCGACAATAGCTCTTCTGAAAGGGAGTGGCTAATGAAACTAACGCAGCTCTTGCTGGGTGCTTAGGGAGTACCCAACAGATAGTTTATTGCCACCGCTAATAGAATTCGCCGTCACGAGCATAAGCCGCCGCTAGTAACATTCGCTGTCATGGGCAATACCAGATACTACCTATCATATGGAGTAAAGAGCTCCACTAAAAGAAAAAGGGGCCAGGTGGCCCCAGGGGTCATATGACCCCATTGTAATTAGAATTCAGGATGATCTTCAGCTTCAGCGAGTTCTAGTTTGTAGTCGCCGAGGTCGAGATGTACAGCAGTTGCGATTTCCAACAGCTGCTTAAGTTGAGGGTTCTTGACATAGTTAGAGAGTTGGAACTCACTTACCATGTCGAACACACTAACGGGGACGATATCATCAGCGCCATAACTGGCCGCGTCATCCTGAGTCATAGGAACCACAGGATCATGACCCTGGCCAGTACGACGGAAGGCTCCGTAGATAGCAGATGACATGATAAGGCTCTCGCGAGCGAAGTTGCCCCGTTCGAGAGCGCCGTATGTGAGAGTACGAGCACGGGCCTTTATGAGATGGTAGATTACCGCGGGCTCCTTAGCCAGTTTAGCAGGCATAAGATCAGCCATAACCCGAGCAGGAGGGACACCACCTCCTTGGCGATCCGTATCCGCAAGCTTAGTAGAGTTGGCAGAGTAGTATAACCCGTCCTGCGACGACTTATACATAGACACGCCAGCAGCCCAGGCGCGAGCTGCCTGTACTAGGGTAGCCATGAAGACCTTAGCCTCAGGGGTATAGCCCCCGAGACCCATGCTTTCATAAACGAAACGCCAAGCGATAACACATGCTTTAAGTGCGTCGGTATCGACGCCGCTAGCGCGGTACATACTATCCCATGTCTGAAAGGCAAGTGCAGAACAGATACCATAACCAACACCTACGGCTACTTTGTAGTGCATATGCACCTCAGCAGCGTCGCTGACGTACTTATCGACAGCGATAGCAGTAGCTACAGCCTTATCCCACTTAGTAAGGGATTTCTTGCCCATCTTATCTTCATAGCTCATGAAGGCGAAGAACGGCAGGTCATCTGCTTCGTAGCAGTAGAAGTAGCCGCCCATGCCCATGAGACTAGCATTGATAGTGAGGGCACTCTCAGCGTCGATACCGTATTTGTGAGCATTAATGCCGCCGCACTGATCACCATCAGCATCACCTTCGTTAACGGCGTGCCATAGGAGAGGGTTGACCGTATAGTGTGCGACGAAGGCATCAGTAGTAGAGAACTTGACGCGGCCGCATAGGATGAAACCCATAGGAGTACGTTGTACCCCAATAACCTGGCCTTCTTTGATGCCAAGCATACGCACCATAGGGCAATCGGGGTGCATGAGAATTACAGGCACGCCATCAGCGCTATGGAGCAGCGGGCTATAACTGGTCTTGACCTTACCAACGACCACATCGCCGGCGCGGGCCATACTTTTCAGAATGCTTTTGGATTTAACCATGGTGTTACACCATGTGCGTAAACCGCGGCTGACCTTAGCGGTCATGGAGTAGATTTTACTATCCAAACCGCTTTGGTCTTCAATTCCTACATCAGTAACGTAGGCCAACAGTGTCAAGAGGTCTAGCATAATACCAGTAGCGGAGGCGCCAGAGAAGGTACCGAACGCGCTTAGGGCCTTACCATTGATATGAAGAGAGACCTCATTACCGTTATTCTGGGCAACGATATCCACTCCATCTGGATAGATGGTAGCAAAACGCTCTAGCAGTTTGCGGTCACTGCCGGGGGTGCTATCAGAAACGTAGTTGTTAACTACGCCGATAATGTTCCGTAGATGGTCACGCCCCTTAGTAGTGCTGATGTTAATGTGAGCAGCACAGTCTTTAGACGTGATCATACTAACTATGGACATGACGTTATCGTACTTAACCTCCTCCATGAGTGCTTCGCCCCAAGAGCGGTTCTGTAGAGCCACAATACCCACCTGTTCCATAGTCATTTTGGAGAATGCTACGGACTCACGAGGAGTGGCTATCTCGATATCGTATGGCAGATAGCCGTATATAACCTCTACTGTTTCTTCGATACGGACGCTGGTATCGTCTATATCGATTACCTTGATGTCATCGTTAGCGACTACAGACGAGATGGAATCCCACAGGTCACGGGCCATATCAAAGGAGATGACCTCTTTAACACTGTTGGCTCGAGCCCACTCAGTAAAGATATTAGTCTTAGCCATGAGATCAATGACTTCACCACCATCATCGATGGTGAGAAGCGCACCCTCAGGAGTATAGGTGCAGCCTCCCTTCTCAATGGCGAACATCTCTATGAGCGCGGGCCATCCCTTGGTGGTCTCGTTATTTAGGATGATATCCCAGGGTTGAGATAGTCCCTCAACGTCATAGGGAAGAGTAGTAAGCTTCTTACCTAGACCGCGGAGTTTGAGGACCTGGTCACGCCCCACCATCTCGGTCTCAAGTCGAATAGTGACGCTATCAGCGCGGCCCTCGACGCCATTACGCGTGACAGTCCCGCCTATTACACGGATGTCCTGCGCGAATGTCTCGTTCTTCACTATGCAGTACTTGCCCTGCATAATGCTGATGATAGGGTTACCAGGAGCATAAACCTGCCCCTTTGCCTTCTCTATCTTGCCTTCGATTACTTCTATGAGTTTACTCGTGGCGTCATCTAGATCAGCAGCCATAAGAGCGCGAACTGAGCTAGGAATACGGAGTACGTGAAACTCCTTAGTTATGGTTTTAGCTACGGTGTATTCGAACTCGAGGTCGCGGCGTATAGCAGCAACACCGCTGCCAAAGCCAAAGCGGCTATTGGTGAATGCAGTGCGTAGATAGAGACCACCACCACAACTATAGCTACCATCACCTAAATCAACGCGAAGTAGGCTATCACGACGACCTACCACCTCAGCACGAGTGTATTTACCCGAGCTAGGTGGACGGTTGTATACCTTAGTGGGCTTGCTGAAATCATGGATGGAGTATATTTTACCATCCTTAAGTCCGAGGAACATGGCCTTGGCGCCCTTACCTACAGCAATCCATTTCGCATTGTACTTATCAGGTGCTGCTATAATGCCGGCCTCGAGCGACAATTCGAGATCGCTGGGCGCGAGGCTAGTGTTCTCTACTTGCAAGAAGGGGAAGGCCTTATCCCAAGGCTTGAAAACAACAGGACGGGTCATACAGCGATTAATTTCAAACAGAGACTGACCCTCTTTAGGCTGAGCGCCATAGTTGATGTCCTCGCGCCACAGGTTAGTTACCTCATTGAGGATAGCGCGCGCACCAGTGGCGTTATACGCTACCTTCATACAGAGCGCTACAAGGACTACACGACCACTGTAGTCTTTGCCTCCGACTTTAACGAGTTCATTAGCGATGCGACTCTGACGACCATCATTGACGGTACCTGTACTAAAGTTGAAAGTAGTGCTGCGGTTATTACCCTTGATTACAACACAGGGGCCCTCAACACTAACAATACGGTGCTGTTTGACACACAGACAGCCTACGAGAGCGGCCAGGTCATCACCAGACCACGTGGCTAATTTAGTGAGGAAGTGCTCACTATACATGCTAACTAAGCATTCGGTCTTAGTAGTATAGGTATGCTTGTCGTCTTCATAGGGAATAGACTTATTTACACCTAAGTTAATGACCTTAGGATTCATTTTAGAATCCGTGGTGTAAACAACCCGATGGTCTAGAAGCGCAAGGAACTTCTTACACATACGGTTGTAACCAGATACGACATAGAGAATCGGACCTTCAGGCAGAAGGTCGAAGTTATTAGCTTCAAACAAGCGGGCTAGCTCTTTACGAGCTGCTGTGATGCGCGCCTCCTGCTTAGGAGACACGACTCCACCGAGAGTACTAGGGTCAGGAATTAACATCTCGATAATGCTCTTCATGGTAGTGCTAGTGTTGGTGGTATTGTTAGAGGAGCTATCACTCTCTAACCCCTTAGTAGGGGCTCCTATGTTAGAGAGCGGGTGGGTAGGAGTTACTGCTGCGGGCGCCGCACCAATAAGACCATCAATTGCTTGAATGGTTAGCGCAACAGCATTATCGTTGTTGACACTATTGTTAAAGACAAATTCCCAGTCTAATAACGTATTAGTGTCATCATATCCAACGGCTTCAGCATATTCGCCATAGGTTTTATAATCGAGTACGCGATCATCGAGACCTACGACTTCACGACAAATCGCAGGATCTAAACTATCTACCACATCCATCCATGTATCATCAGGACCAGGTGCCCCGCTTTCTACAAACGCGGTCATGAGGTAGTGAGTGCATAAGAGGCGGGCCACTAACGCCGGGTCGTACATAAGCAGAGCTGCTTCGTATTCATCATTCTCATGCTCAGTACCTTCGTAGAACGATTTAGTGTCATGCCATTGAGCCGAGCCCGCGCCAATAGCGGCCTCAGACACCAGAGCTATATCTAGGTCTTCAGTAAGACCTAGAGCTTGGCAGTGGTGGACAAGCTCGTGAGTTATCGCGTATATATCTTCGAATGAAGGTATAGTAACGACATTGTCACAATAAGACGCTATGTCCCCTTGTACAAAGGTCACACCGCATAGTTTGCCTACGACTATCATGCGGATAGCTAGGGTGTCACTTGGTAATTCTGGTACTACAACGCTCATACAGCGTTTAACGCGTGCTGCTTTATTGGCAGCTTTAGCAGCTTTAGCGATAGGTAAAGCCGTTTTATCGTTTTTAGTTTTGTACTTCTTGCCTACACACGTGCGGCCGTTGCCGCGGTAGTTTACGCGGCCTTGGTCGAGGGCAGCGATAATACTACCAGCAGCATTATTTACGGTAGCAACGGCTTTAGCGCCGGTGCCGGTGTTAGTAGGACGCGAGGGACGCGCAAATACTGCGCTGACAGCGCGCAGTATAGGTTTGGCCTTACGTTGTCGTAAGACAAGTTTGTCTACGACGTTACGGTTACGTAATACGGGTTTGCGGGCAGCTAAGGCTGCGGCAGCTGCGGCACGACGTAGCGCACGTCGTGCTGATTTTACAAATGCAGGGCGTTGTTGCTGAGGTAAGGAACGGATGGGGCGGCCAGCCGGCGCAATACGACGAGAGCGACGACGTACTATGCGATTAGCGCGACGGCTCGCTATCTGCTGAGCACGGCGACCAGGGCCTACACGTCGTGCAGTAATAGGAGCACCTGCGATGATAGCGGCGCTGATAGAGGCTACAAGAACATTGGATTGAAAGACGATAGAGTTGATGGTATTCATGGTTAGTGGTAATATATAGCCACTAAAGGAAAAAGGGGCCCTGCTTGGGCCCCTTTTTATTAGTCAAGTAGATCGTTGATGTCGATGTCGACTGATAGGTCAGCCGGCACTTCCCAATCAGTAGTAGCATCTGATGATACTACTGACTCAGCAACAATACCTGGCTTAGATACTATTGCTGCAGCATCTCGTGCAGCCTTAGCAGCCTCCCGTTTGCGTTTGCGGGCGGCCGCTTTACTATGTAATTGTTCCACAGTTACCACGTTAGATTTTGCCGTTCCCTCAAACCCGTCCAGTATAGACGGGTCTATTTTGGGACGTACGACTTCCCGATGAAGTTGGATTTCCGCACCTTCAAGGTGAAAGTACTGGGTTATTGCGCCCTTGTATTCCGTTTCGCGCCCAACGCAGATATCTTCCGCGTTGAAGCTAACTTTTACACTCCCCCATGACGTGTCCCACTCGTCTTCGAAATCTGTAGATAACTCTACAGACATTATCACGTCATCGCTAGCGTCTCCGGAGAGAAGCTTTACAAACTCGGCTGTAGATAAGCTACGGCCATCGGAGGTAGTGAGAGGTACCTCTCCGTTTTTACTGGATATCAGCCGGAACTCCAGCCAGTAGCTAGACCCATCCAGGCGGCGCTTGATAGCGCCATTGTGCACGTAAGCAAGAACGCCAGGCTTAGTGCTGGCAGAGCGACTTACGTTAAGGGTAAATACGTAGTTTTTGGAGTTGGTGGGTTGGTTAGAGGCTTGATTAGAGACTTGGTTGTCGTTGTTGTTGTTGTTTCTCATTGTGTATACTTGGGTGTATAGGACTACTAAAAGAAAAGGGGCCAATTGCTGGCGTACTTAACGAACTCAGGTGCTGAACTTCATTCCTCTTCTTTTTAAGGCGCTATCATTTAGAGACGAGGGGCCCGCCTCTATCTTGAATAAGAAGTAGAGACGGGCCCATAGCATTACCCTATTAGAGTAATAATCTCCAAATCACCATCTGGTGCAACATACCAGCGATAACCATTGAGGTCTAGATGACATGCCGGCCCATTTACAGACCGACGCTGAATTTACCTCCTAGAATAAATGTTCAATTATTCAGGTAAATCTACAGCGGGAGCCCAACCCGCCTCTAACATCGACATGTAATCGATGTCGGGATGGTAGTCCCGTCCAACATAAACTCCTTTACCCCGCTGGTAGCGGCAGAGGGGTAAGGGTACGTACTTGAGAGGCCGTATAAAGGCATAGTTACCCTCATTCCAGGTAGCCACCTCCCAGTAAGTAGCCCACTCAGGAATTACCTCCGCTGTGGGTATCTTTACTTCCCACACGGTCGTGAAGGTGCGGCCAGGATTGAGCTTGACCAGCTGCTCTTCACAGACGATTAGCTCTCCTTCATTGTAGGAGACCTTTATACCTACCTTCTTAGCCAGAGAAGATAGGATACCCGCTAGACGAGGCGAGCAGGGTAGAGAGACGTCGTAGTGGTTGGGATTGAAGTCCCACGTGTCGCGACACTCTACCTTAATTGTGTCGGGACCTACCACCAGAATGCGGTAGTTGAAGATACCGATGGCCCCGGCTAAAGAAGACCACCAGTCGCCGTAGTCCACGAGAGCAACGAGAGAGGTGCGGCGGCTTACCCCTTTGTCCTTAAGACGAGCCTTAAGGGTTGCTATTACCGCATTGCGTGTCTCAGCGATGTCAGCTTCAGACAAGGTCGGGGGCTGGGAACCTCCCATAAAATAGTATGAGATGAATGCCCATGTCGTTGGATGGACGTAGACGCCCGCTGCCTGTAGTGCAGCGTAGATTGACGCCGCTAGGATTTTGTATATATGTCCTCCTGGGACTGATGAATCACCAGAAGGAAAAAGGGGAGCATATAGCTCCCCAGTAAGTACTACTCGATTAACGTGATGACCTCAAAGTCACCATCTGGTAGAACATACCAGCGGTGACCATCCAGGTCTATGTGACACGCAGGACCATCAACCGTACGCAGTTGGATGGTAGTTTTAGATACGGTGTGAAGGTAAGTTTGATATGGACACATGATAATACTCCCTCTAGAGTAAAGGTCACTAAAAGAAAAAAGGGGAGTGGGTCCCCCTGAGTATTAATCGATTACATAGGCGCTAAGTGCATCTATGTAATCGAGCGAGTGGAACCACAGCCGTGACTCCACCCAGGTAGCGTAAGCATCCCATTTACTCTGAGGAGTATTCTATTAATAGACTCCTCAGTAACTAAGACTTGTCTATACACTATTACTTTAACCAGCTTAGGTCTAGCTGGTAGTGAAAGAGCTTGTCACTCTTCTCTATCGTCTCGAACATCTCATAGATGCGCTCTTCTATTTGGTCGTGATCCGCTCGGCTAGTCAGACCAAGCCCCTCCCAGGTAGGCTGAGGGGGGTTAATTTCCACCAAGCAGGTCTTGGTGATGCCAACAGCCAGACGAAGACTGTCGGTACGGCATAACTGGCCCAGCTTCTTATCTACCGCCTCGGCGTCGGTAGTAAGCTGAAGAGCCCATAGTGCGCCAGTATACTGGCGAACTATTACGTCCACCTTGTATACCCGGTCTAGCACCCCCCAGTCATCACTAGGGACGAGACGGCGAAGGACACCGCCTCGGGAGTTGAGCTCTAGATGCTCACCCGCGAGATCACGCGCCTGGTTATACAGATAACCCGTATTCCATATCTCTCGGGGCTTCGGACACTCGAAGCCTAACTCTTCAATTAGGCGTATCGCTATCTTTTCCATTTGTAAACCATTCATGATGTACTCCTAGGAGTATAAACCACTAGAAGGAAAAAGGGGCCTGCCCAGGCCCCTTAACTACTACTCTTTGTCTACCTTACATAGTGAGGTAGGTAGAGGCCCATAACAGGCCTCATGGTATACTCCACCAACGATAGCGCCGCATACGCCAAGGATGACTGCAACAGCCGCTATGTAAGATAATGCGTATTTCATAATCCCTCCTAGGATTAATAGATCACTAGAAAATAAGGGGCCTTACCAAGGCCCCTTATTTATTATTTATTCACCTCCTCACAGAGTGGAGACTTCGGGTCTCCATAACAGGCCTCTACAGCTACTACGCCAACAATGGCAGAGCAACTAAATGCTAATACTACCAGTGATAGAATACAGGCGATGTCGTATTTATCTAATTTCATATCTCCTCCTAGGGTTATAGATCACTAGAAGAAAAAGGGGCCCCGCCCAGGCCCCTTTTTCCTTTACTCTTTATCTACCTCGCACGCCGTCACGGGGGAGTCCCCATGACAAATGCCTACGTATACCCCACCAATGATGGCGGAGCATGTTAGTAGGACTGCGCTGATAGCAATAAAAGTTGATAGTTTAGTATTCATAATACCCTCCTTGGGTATAAAGATCACTAAAAGAAAAAGGGGCCGCTGGCCCCTTCTATCAACTACTTAATAAGGATGTAGTTGATGTTGAAGTTGAGTATATCCTCTTCTGTCCACTTCTCTCCCTCTGCCAACCGCCGAGGGCTGACAAATAAACACACCAAATACTCATCTCCTGCGGGCACTTCTACCCGGTTTACGGGTAGGTTTACTCCAAGACGAGCGGAGAGTAACTCCGTCGTAGAGCGGTGCCCGAGAGCACTTGTCCACTCAGTAATGGAGAGGAGAGCGCGGGCCTCTTCCTCTGAAATACAAGTGCTGGTTATAACCCCGCCTGGTGTGGTAGGGTAAAGGGAGTTCGGGAAAGAATTAAGAACGTACATAATCTTCCTCTAAGGTTTAAAGTTCACTAGAAGAAAAAGGGAGCATTACACTCCCTAAATTACCCCAAGTTACTTGATATAACGTGGGTTCCAGTTAATTACTGGTTCGACGATGAACTCGCCGTTGAGTATCACTATTTTAGACCAGACTATGCGTCTGGTTGGTAATGCAACCTCATCGTAGTAGTTTGGGTCGTCTTCGACGTACCACCAGGGGCGGTGGGCTTCGACGTTCCCGTCGAAAGCAAGGATGAAGACTGACCCGTATCCTCCACGGGCGAAGTCTTTGGCTACTGCCAGGCTGCGGCTGGCATAAAGAACTTCGCTACAACGATCCCAATCTAAGTGATCGTTGGTATGACCACGATAGGCGTAGTCATACTCCCTGGGAAGATGTTTATATATACTTATCATAGGTGTCCTCCTGTGGACTAGTGTTCACAGAAAGAAAAAAGGGGCATTGCTGCCCCTTAATTATTATTTATCTACCTGTTTATCAGTCTTACACATTGACAGTGCGGGGTACTCGTAGCAGACAACCCGGTAGAAGGCGCCAAGAATTGAACCATTCACGCCGAGCACGAGTGCAGCAGCCACAATTAAACCGAGTATATCGTCTTTGATAGATTTCATAATGTCTCCTCCTGGAGATTATAGATCACCAGAAGAAAAAGGGGCCTTGTCCAGACCCCTTTTCTTATCTCATGTTTATATACTCCTGACGCACAGTCGGTATATTCTGGCCGTCTCCACGTTCTGGTAGCTGGCTGGCCAATACCGTCATGAAGATAATAGGAATTACTACGACGCTGATAATTAGAGCTAATGATTTCATATACCCTCTTGGCTTAATAGTTCAATGAAAGAAAAAGGGGCCAAATGAAGAGCCGGGTGGGGGAGGGGGTATACCCTATAAT